GCCTTGGTCAGACCGATAATACCCGCCTTTGCCGCAGAATAAGGCACCTCGCAGGAGGCTCCGGTCAATCCCCAGATGGAGGAGGTGGTGATGATGCTGCCGCTGTGCCGGTGAATCATCGAAGGCAACACCGAACGGCAGCAGTAAAAGGTACCGTCCAGGTTGACCGCCATCATCCTTCGCCAGTCCTCCGGTGTAAAATCGGTCAGCAGTCCCTGCCGGGCAATTCCGGCATTGCACACCAGCACGTCGATGTGTCCAAACTGCTGCAAAACCGTCTGCACCATCTGCTCCACCTGCTGCGGGTCGGACACATCTGCCTGACAGGGCAGCATCGAGCATCCCTGCTGTGCCATCTGCTGGGCAAATTCTTCGACCGCCTGCCCGCTACTGCAAAAGTTTGCAGCCACCTGATAGCCTGCCTTTGCAAATTCTTCTGCGGTTGCCCGCCCGATTCCGCGGGAAGCTCCTGTAATGAGCGCCACCTTTGCCATCCTGTTTCCCTCCGCCTTTGTTTTTTTTGATAAAACAAAAAGGCGCTGGAATTTTCCAACGCCTTTTTCTTGGTGACCTATCGGAGACTCGAACTCCGGACACCCTGATTAAAAGACATGGTCTCATATCCCCTTTTTAATCCTTTTAAATCCCTTTAAATCCTTTTTGTTTTGTGTTTAAGCCGTTTTTATAATATTTTTTTAAATGTCTGTCTGAAAGAATCCTTATAAAAACTCCCTTTATGTCGTCAAACTGTCGTCAGATTATTGCTGTGTACCCATCTCTGGACGGTGGAGCGGGATATTCCCGTCACCTTTGCGGTCAGCCGGATGGAAAGCTCTGATGCTATCTGCACCGTCCGCCGGCGCTCCTCCTCGGTGTATATCTCCGGTCTGCCCTCTCGGTAGCCGGGACGTTGCCGGGCAATCTCCTTTCCTGCCATCGTCCGCTCTCGGATGATATCTCGCTCAAACTCCGCAAAAGCCAGGAAGGTTGTCAGAATCAGCCGCCCTACCGGGGTGTCCTCTATCACACCCATGTTGAGGATGTGGATGCGCACTCCCCTCTGCATCAGCTCCCGACAGGTGGCAGCTCCCTCCACCACCGTTCTGGCAAACCGATCGAGTTTGCACACCACCAGCGTGTCCCCTTTTTCCAGCAGCGAACAGAGCCTCTGGAACTTCGGACGGTCCATCCGTGCCCCGGTAAACTGCTCCTCCACGATAAAATCGCACCCTTCTTGCCGGAGCTGGTTGCGCTGTTCCTCCAGGCTGTTCCCATCCTTTTTCTGCTGTGCAGTGCTCACCCTGGCGTATCCGTACTTCATGCAATATTCCTCCGTTTTCCCTTTTATCATATCAGCTACAGGCAGGAGAGTCAACTGGCTTTTCTTGCAATTTTACCAGCTCGTCCTCCGGCATCCTTCGGGTCCGGGGGATTTTTTTATTATCGTCAATATTCCTAAATCCACTCCTATATCTTTGGTTATTATTGAGTTTATATAAGCTCTAAAATATATTGACTTTATATAAACTCTATGTTATAATATAATCACAAGGTAAGGGAACGGAAACCTAACAAACATTAAATTTAAAGGAGATAATCAATATGCCAAAAGTAGTAGTAACCGGTATCTGTAACGCTTGCGGAAAACCATTCGAAAGAAAATTTTATTTTGAATCGAAAGAAGCTGCACTCGCTTGGGAAAATAGCGATTCTGCTAAAAATCAGATTTGCGAAGAATGTGATGAAGAGAGAAAGAATAAAAGAGCTGCAGAGCATCGCATCCAGATGACAGCTAATGGAATGGCAGAACTGGAAGGCAGCCCAAAACAGATTGCATGGGCTGAAAAAATTAGAGCAACTTTTTTTGAAAATGCAGAAGAAATGTGGCGAGGGGCAGTAGAGGCAATCGACAGAGAAGAAATAGAAGCAATGGAATCCCCAGAAGGCGAACCAGTTGAAGAGACCGCTGAATCTAACGAAGAAGCTAAAATGAACAGAGCAAAAGAGCTGGTTGAAAAGTACAATTTTCAGTTGAAAATGAAAGAAGAGAGCGAAACTCTTGTACCAAGTGGCAATATTTACACCGTATCCGTTAAGCAAGTGACCAAGGACGGCACGCTGGACGAAATCAAATCCCTCAAGCCAGAGATGCTGAAAATCCTGATGGATAGATACAACCAGCGGCAGCAGCAAGTATATCAGTGCTAAGACAGATTATCGCCCCGCTCAAGGGCGTGGATTTAAAACAAGGAGGAATCACTATGAAAAAAGTTATCAACGGAAAAGCATACGACACCGAAAAAGCCAAGCCGGTTGCGCACTGGAAAAATTGGGGCAGCTGGAGAGACTTCGAGCACATCGAAGAAACCCTTTACCGGAAACGCACTGGGGAATTTTTCCTTTTTGGAGAAGGTGGACCTAAAACGAAATATGCCGAGCGAGAAGGTCAAAACTGCTGGACCGATGGCTCCAAAATCATCCCTCTCAGTTGGGAAGCTGCCAGAAAATGGGCAGAAGAGCACCTTGACGCAGACAAGTACGCTGAAATTTTCGAAGTCGCAGAGGACAACGAAAAAACAATCCTTTCCGTCAGCATCCCCAGCGCAGTCGCTGAACGCGCCAGATCAGAAGCGGCTAAGGCAGGAATCTCCTTGTCTGATTACATTGCAAGCAAACTTTAATCTCCTCCAAAAAAATCAGCTGAAATTGCGCTTTGTTATCGGCAATACCTCCAAATTTGCCTCATATTTTTTGTTTATTATTGAGTTTATATAAACTCTAAAATATATTGACTTTATATAAACTCTATGCTATAATATAATCACAAGGTAAGGGAACGGAAACCTAACAAACATTAAATTTAAAGGAGAATCATTATGAGAAACGCTAACGAAATCGCAAAAGAAATCAAAGAAATGGGCACTTGGGATATGGAGCTGCTTGAAGAGCTTTGTGAAGCGGCAGACATGCTCGAAGAATGGAACGCCGCAGACGGCGAAACATTTGAAAGTGTTGCTTTTAAAGCAGCTGAAAAACTTGGCGTAGAAATTCAATAAAATAAAAAATCACCCTCCCCGGATACTTCCGAGGAGGGTTTTTTTAGTCCTAGATAGTCATAGTTTTAGTCTTTGGTTTCTGCTTCTTCCTGTTCCTGCTGCTCCTGTGTTACTGCCAGCTTGTCGCGGACCGGCAGCTCCTTTAAGTCCTCCATCAGCTTGGTAACGGTGCCGTTGCCGCCCAGACGGTGGTATTCATCGTACATTTTCTGCGCTGCTTCCAGCCCATGCAGGCTGATCCAGCCGCGCTCGTAGTAGTGATAGTATGCGTGTACCAGCTCCGCCCGAAGCAGGGCAATGATAGCCTCTTTTACTGCTGTTTGCCGCACTTCTTCTTCCTGCTGCTTCTTCCAGAGGCGGCGGATCAGATACCCCCCGCCCGCCAGAACCCCGGAAAAAAGCACCTCCAGCCAATATCTTGCCAACCACTCCAGCAAATCTATCGCCTACTCTCTAAAATAATCCTGTACGGCTTTGCATACCGCCTTCTCTGCGCCCTCTGCTTTTGGCAGATGCAGGTGCAGCATCGGCACCTTGCTGGTGTAAAACCATGGGATGTCCTTGACCTCTCTGAGCGGGATTTCCTCGGCTCCCAGCAGGATTGGGTCGATGCCGATCATCTTGAGCTGGTGCTTGTAGTAGCTCTGTGCCTGTCTGCTCTCCTCGGTGTCGCGGCGGACGTTGTGTCCCAGGCGATCGCCCAGCAGCCCCTCCACTCTGGTGATTTTGACTTTGCACTGTGCGGATTCATAGACAAAAAGCACATAGTCCGGTTCCAGTTGAGACAAAGCATAGTAATCCGGGTATGCCTTTGGAGCATCCAGCTCCACGACACCCTTCATGCCCTGCGCTTTCATCTCCTCCACGATTCTCTTCGCCATTGGATTGCCGTTTACACCTACTACTGCGATTTTTTTCTTGCCCCAAAACAGATTTGCCATAAAACACTCTTCCTTTCTGTTACTCATTCACAAAATTTTTGATGTTCGGATTATTTTTGATTTGCTCTCGCATCAGCTCCAGCGCCTCATCCACCCAGAGGGAGAAAACGCTGAACGACACCAGGTACTTGATGGGTGGAAACGCCTCGACTGCTAAATCGTAAACGTATCGCAATTTGAGCGCACCGGTGCCGCTGCCTAAGTACTGCTCTGCCTGCGTTACTGCCCAAAGCAGCCACTCTTTGACGTTGCCCCGCATCCGCAGGTAGCCGATCAAGAGCAGCAGCAAAAAGGCACCCACCGTGCAGATGATACTCATGATTTGCTCCATAACCTTACACCTCCTTCCCCTTAAATCGTATTCACAAAACCGCCAAAGCCCTTTTTCTTGAGGTCGTCGGCGGTTTTTTGTGCTTCTGCCTGCGTCGCAAATTTGCCGACACATACTTTTGCAAGGGCATCGTTTTTAAAAAAGACGAAATACCCCATATCATCGAGCTTGGCGTACAGGTCCGCAGCGCTTTTTGCCGATGCAAATGCTCCCACCTGTACGGTGTACAGCAGGTTTTTGCCTGCCTGCGGATGATTCATTTTTGCAATGATAGCAGGGTAGTCTTTATAGGCAATATCTCTGTCTACATCCCCAACAATGCCGTTGACCCTTCCGGTACCGGTGTACTGCCAGATACCGTATGGATGCTTGCAAGTGCATTTGCCTGCGTACTGTGCAATCCACTTGTCATAGGCGGTCAGCTGTGCAGGATAGAGATAGCTGTCGAGAAAGTCCTTCGAGCAGTACAGCATGGCATAGTAGCCCGCCGCCTCCACCTCATCCAAGAACGCTTTGCAAATCTCGGTGTTGGTCTGCTTGCTGCCGCCGGTGTAGATGCTCTCATACTCGATGTCAAAGGCGATTGGGTAGGTCAGCTTGTACGGCTTGACCGCTTTAACAACCTCCTGCGCTGCTCTCCTTGCTGCCTGTACAGTAGTAGCATAGCTGTACAGATAAATGCCTACATCCAGCCCTGCCGCCAGCGCACCTTTGATGTGCTGCATAAATGCACTGTCGAGCTTCAATGCACCATTATTGTAGCAGAAGCCGACGCGGATGATGGCAAAGTCGATCCCGTCCGCTTTGACCTTCTGCCAGTCAATTTGTGACTGCCATTTGGATACATCAATTCCCTGTTTCATCTTCCTCTTCCTTTCCGTCAAATCCTTTTTTCAGCGCTCCTGCCCTGCCGTGCTGCTTGATCAGCTGATTGAGGCAGATTGCCGCAGCCGCCAGCACATACCCCTGCCCGACGCTCACCGCCGCCAGAATCACCCACTGCATCCAGCCCACCGGCTCGCAGGCAGCCACACTCACCAGCGCCGACAGCAGCACCCCCACCAGGCACAGGATGCCCGGTATCAGGGTATCGTCGATGCGGATGGAGCGCTTGATGATGCTGCCCAGCGCATACAGACAAGGCACCAGCCACACCGTTTCCGGCGATATGTACTCCTTCACCAGCGCCGAGATTTCGCTTAACTCGTTCATCTTTTAAATCACCTCCTTTCATATAAAACTCCAAAACAAAAGGGAAATTGCCCTAAAAAGAGCAACTTCCCTTCGTTGTATAAAATGTTATCTATTCACCACTTTTTGTTGACAATATATGTTTTATCGTATATAATGAATATATGATAAAACATATATAAGAGGTGTTGTCATGCAGCGTTTTGAGGTTGAATACTTTGAAAAGGAGGATGGTACCTATCCTGCTGAGGAATTCATTCTTTCACAGGATGTCAAGATGCGAGCAAAACTCTTTCGCCTGCTCGAGTTGCTCGAAGAAAAAGGAAATACCCTCCGGGAACCTTATTCCAAATCCCTGGATGATGGAATTTTTGAAATCAGGGCAAAACAGGGCAGCAATATCACCCGTGTTTTGTATTTCTTCTACATCGGCAACAAAATCATCCTGACAAACGGTTTTATAAAGAAAAGTCAAAAAACTCCTCCGTCCGAAATTGATTTAGCTAAAAAATATCGGGCAGAATATGAAAAAAGGTTGGTGTAATGATGGGAAAGAACTTCCGAGAAACTTTAAATGAACAGCTCAAAGACCCTGCTTTCAAAAGAGAGTACGATGAACTGGAGCCGGAGTTTGCAATTATCAATGCTATCATTGATGCTCGCAAAGAAATGGGACTCACGCAAAAACAGCTTTCCGAGTTGACCGGTATTACACAAGCCGACATCAGCAAGCTGGAGAACGGAAATGCAAACCCATCCCTCAAAACGCTTCAGCGCCTCGCTGCCGCCATGGGGAAAAGTGTTAAAATTTCATTTGTTTAAAAAAGAGAAGGGCTTTCCCTTCTCTTTTTATTTTCCACGGTATCTCTATCTCCTATGCCGCTGCGCTGTCCCCAATCAGCTCTTTGAGCTCGGTGTACTGCTCGGTTGTGATGCGGTCAAACATCAGGAATACATCCAATTTTGCCTGCCACTGCTCTTTGTCGAGCTTGCCTGCTTTCTTCTGGCGGTTGATGGTGTTTTTTGTCATGGTGTAAATGTTCATACTTTTTTCTTCCTTTCTGTTTAAACAATGGGTTCCTGTGCCGCTTCCAGCATCAAAAGCCGGTATTCGGCATCAACTACGCTTTCTTCAAAGGTTGCCTTCAAAAGCTCGTGTTCTTCCTGCAACTTACGGTGATTTTCCTGTAGCTGCTCGTACTCCTCGCGCTTTACGATTCCCCCTTTCTGCTGCCGCTCTATTTTGAGGCTTTCGGCTTCCTCCACGGTGAGCAGCCCTCTGGCTACTGCCGTATCAAGGTGCTCATCGGTGGCATAGCCTCTGCGATAGCGCTCGATAATCTGTTCTTTTGTCATGGTTTTTCATCCTTTCTTTGTAGTCACTTTTTGGGTATATGGTTTTTATTTTTGGAGTAACGGGCAGGTGGTAAACATCGTGCCGAAAGTCCTTCCACCGAAGCCGA